CGACCTGCGCCGCCTGCAGGGCTGTCGCCCGTCATGTAACGTGGAATGCCTGTGTACTCGTCAGCCAAAATGCTGAACTTCTCAAACACTGCCATCAACTCTTGCGATAACGAGCTAGGCTGGAAGAACTGCATTGGAGGAGCAGAACCATTGAGCGGATCAGATGTAACCTGCCATACCTTCCATGGGTACATCTGTGTAATGTTCTCACCCTGTGGCAACCGGTCGATGTTGTAAACAACTTGAGGACCAGACGCAATAGACATGTTGTTCACCAGCGCACGTGCAGTGGCATTACAGACGTCTTGTGCATCACGGCACAGATCAGCTACAGAGTTACCCCAGTACGCGCCAGGAACTTCTTCATACGATGCTTTGTAGTAAGGACGACGGCCTAGTGGGTCAGGGTTGATAACTGCTTTGATAACCCAGTCAGCAATGATCCATGCTTCAACGGGGTACTCTGCAAGTGGGTCCGGTATTTCGTCAGCAGACATGCCCCAGTCAAGTAACAACTGGCCTTGTACGCTACCCCAGAACTGTAGTGCATCAATCAGTTTAGAAGGGTTCTGCTGAACGCCCATGGTGGACTTACCTTCAGCAGCGGCCTTGTTCATGTCAACGTAAATCCAGTCACGCAGACCGCCTTTACCATATGTCTCAAGCACCGCACGAATAGCACCTTCGCTGTAACCTTCGACACCTATCATGGCTTGTAGATCAGCGCGAGATAATTTATGACGCTCAATCAAGTCACCCTGATTTACATCTGATGCATCAGCAGATGGGTAGATGTTAAAGGGGTCTACGCGTTCCCACTCCATTACAAGTTCTTCGTTCTGCTCTAGCGTATATTGACCGTCTTGCGTAGGAATCCATTTTAATTTTGGACGCTTACGAATGATGGGGCCTTTTATAAACGCTGATGGAAACGTTGTAATGTCATCAAGGAATTCTGAAAACGCTTTAGACCAATTGCCTTCTTGCAGCTGGTCTTCCATTTTCACTTCCATGCGCTCTGCTGTGCGCTTGGCTAAATCTTTCAAGTGAGACAGCGCCATGTCTTTCATCTCAAGCAAGCGCTCACGTACCTGCTGATCTGTTGGCGGTGTACCATTTAAATACAACTGCTCAACTTCCATCTGTGCTTGCTGCAAAATACCTTCTACTTCGTTCGGAGGCAGATCAGGTAACGCTGTAGGCTCGATGGTCCAAGGCTTGTCATCTGACGCTGTAACTAACGTATCACGCAGCCAACTAGATGCTGCACGGCACTTGTTCGATGTGATCATCATGTAGATGGTCGAACTGCCCTGCTCACGCAGTTGTGCAAGTTTATCGGGATCATATTCACCGCGACGTGCACGCACTGACTTGAGCATTTTAATCTCAGAGGTCATCTGCTTTGCCATCATGGATGACATCCACTGCTTACGGATATAACCGTTAAGCGCTTGTACTACAGGCTGCGAATTAGCTTGCTGTGCGGTTGCACGTTCTTCTGCCATCGCTTTGAGCGATTTAATGGTGACAAGGCCACCACCCGCCGAGATAGTTCCCGGTGCGGCAGAATTCGTCATGTTCAAGCCAAGTTGCATAGTGCTACCTTACCAATATTTTGGGATGTGTCAAGTCCACGCGTAATCGACGCGTTTAACTTCAACGGCTTTTCTCTGCCACGTATCCCCGGTTACGTTTCCATCCGCATGTAAGCATGCATACTGATGCGCATCAGCAATGTGGGAATGCGAGTTTTTCTCGGGCTTATCATCAGCCTCGCCGTTCTGACGGATTTTATACCTATATCCACCTCGAAGGGAAGCAATTAAATTTGTACAACACGGATCAATTAGATGACCAGGTTTGCCATCCACCGTTCTAGTGAGCATCTTATCGACTGCATTGATACGTGCAACAACACTGTTTGACTTAGCAGAAATGACTCTAAACCCTTCTGCGCGCAAGATATCAAACACCGATCTCTCGTCTGTCTGAGCCCTCTGCTGCCCCGCAGGGTCGCCAATAATCAACACATTCATTCCCGGAAACCTGTTTGCCAACAGCGGTTTAAGCTTCTCACGGCAGAACCTCAGCGTCCCCATACCGTCCGATGTCAGGTCCGCAAACGTCAATAGCCTACCCTGCGCATCCACCTGATTGATCGTACATGCTGGGGTTAACCCGAAGTCCATGCCAATAATGAGGGGGTGAGTCTGCAGTTTGATGTGATTGAGCGCCTGCTTAGCCACATGCGTCTCTTTGTTAAACGCTTTAAATACCGGCTGACCAGACAAAGACTTACCAAATTTCCCGTGTACATACACGTCAATCCAGTCTTCTGACTTACCTTCACACAAGTTCTCGTAGTACCCGTCCGGCAAAAATTGCACCCAATCAGCTTCTTGAGACAGACCAGATGGTTGTATGGTCACGTGCATGTTGTCCGGCGGGTCAACCAGCATCTTTTCCCAGAACGTATCCCCATCGGGTGGGTTGGTTGCACCCCATACCTTGTGAATCTGCGTGCCGTCATCTGCGCAAGCACCCACGCCATTCATTGTTTTATCAGGGTATCTACCTAGACGACCCGTCAGTGCGTTGTAAATGTCGGGATTAATCTCACGAAACTCGTCCATTACACCAAACGTCAACTGCAACGACAGTAACCGTCTTACGTCATTGGCATCGTCAAGTCCACGAAACAAAATCTCGCATTCAACATCGTCAAACTTAAGCAAGAACTTACTGTTGGTCTTCTCCAACAAACCAGCTTCCCCGTCTGGAAACCACTTCAAAAAGTCCGGTATGGTCGTGTCCCACAGCATCTGGCGGGTGTTACGAATCACAGCACAACGCGATTTGCGGATGCCATCAGGCCCTGCTTTAACCCGTTTAGCCTCGTAGCCAATCTTAATAAGGCTTGCCGTTGTCTTGGTAGAACCCACTGGCCCCACAACAAAGTTAGCAAACTTGTCCGACGATAAAAACGGAACTATCGATATCGGCGGTGTATATACAAGATTAGCCATCTATTGTCACTGGTGTGGGTTGCTGATTTGGAAAGTTTATTGTGATACTGAACTTAGGGGCTTGCTGTGCATTGGTGTCCACAGCTTTTTTATCAGGTTTTAACCCTGCTACGTCTACAAGACTGTTAAATACACTAAGTTTTTGCAAAATGGTTGTGTCTATGCCAATGGCCTGCTTGAACATTTGACTCATCATTTCATCAGCCATGAGCCCTGCTTTGAGGCGGAATGTCATTCCGTTCCTCTCAAATTCCGCACGCTGTGACTGAATTGCAAGGATAAATGGAGGCCACTGCGATAAACGCTCCCACTTGTCACCCTCAAAACCAAACCTGGCTGCGACCAATGCTGGGTCTTCAAGTCCTGCTGCGCATTCCCACACTAGCTGGGGCGGAATATCCAAAGTGACGTGAGGCTCATCTGACGCTGGTGCCATTGCAAACTCTGAATGGTTAACGTGTATGAGATCACTGTTCATTTCTTAATGTACTCCATGATTGCACGTCTGATGAGCTCGCTCACAGTTGCCCCCGTGCGCCTAGATTCGGCACGCAGGGCTTCCAGCAACTCTTCAGGTAAATGAAGGTTGTATCGCTTCACTTTTTCTTAGCCGTTTTAGCGGACTTAATGAAGTCCATCTTGCTAGGGGCACCTTTGTCACCAGGCTTCCTCATCTTTTCTTTAGAGCCAGCGGCCATGCGTTCTTTCTTGGCGTTGATGTTTGCGTACAAACCGGGTTTAGTAGCCATGGAATTCTCCAGTGAGGATTGATATGGTGTGTATGTTAGGGCTTTTGTGGGGCTTGTCAAGTGGTATGAATAAGGTGTGTAGACGTGTGTATATGTTGAAAAATGAGCCTTGTTGAATGAGCAATAGGTAAAGTAGCGCCCCCCCGCCCAATCCGTTTGGTCCACCCCTCCCCTCCGCCTTGTCCGCTTGTCCTGACCACCTTGTCGGGTCAAAACCATAGGTGTAGGGTGATCGTGCCCTCGATACCGAGCTCTTTAACAAGCAACATTGTCTAGTTTATATGCCCTTCGTGCGTCATGGTTCACGCTATCGATGCCTAGGTCTATCAAGTAAACCATTCAATGCGGTCGATCATTAAAAATTTAATAGCGTTTTACAGTTTGGGTGAAGTAACTGTCGGTGAAATCTGTCTCTATGACCTAAACCTTTAGGCATGGTCTAAACACACGAATGGCAAAAGTGTGGGAGACAGTTTTATGGAGTGCATTTCATGGTGAAGTGTATTCCACGAAACTAACTTAATTGGAGAAATCTATGTCCACCGAAATCGCAATCATTGACGCTAACGCTTCATTCACTATGTCCGTGAAAAAGCCTGAGAAAACTGGCTCACTGGCTCGTGCGATTGCCTTCGCTGACTCTGCATCACGCAAGGGTTTGGCTAATGCAATCTACTTGAAGCAACTGTCTAATGGTCAGTTCCGCCCATTGGCTCGTGACATTGTTGACACTTTAGTTCCTAAATCTGCTCAACCTTATGTCATTGGTTTGATCCCTGCATCAGGTCCAATGAATCGTGACAACTTGATTAGCTTGTGCTCTGCTGTTCAGTCTGCTGTACTCTTGAAGGGTGCTGAACTCAAAGGTCAGAAGGCTTTCATGTTCAACTTGGTTGAGCGCATCATTGAGTCCAACACATCTGATGTGCTTGAAGCTTAATGTCTACTCATCTCTTGCCTCGGGGTGTATCAATTGCCCCAATGCCCCGACTTCGTGATGGCGAAGTCGGTCGGAAGGTTCAAGGCGGCTTGCCGCCTGAGCCGTACCGATCTGCCAACTGTAGGCTTACTGCGCTACATTCATCCAACCCAACGCGACACACCAAGTATCGCAAAGCCACGCACGCAACCAAGACGTTTCGTGTGAAATGAATATTCCGTGTGGTCACCACGGAATATTGTACGGAATATTCATAAGTTGTTGATTCTATTCACCAATTTACTATGAATTTTCAAATATTCAAATATTCTATATAAATAATGCACACACACGCGAGCGTGTTCGTGCTAACACAATGTGTCTAATGATCTCATTACTCACATATCTCACAAAACCTGCCTGACCCTCGGCAAATCACAGAATATTTGAATATTCTACCTGTATATCCATACAGTACCCAAAAAACGTGTCAACCACACAGACTCGTAGGTAAGGAACCACTAACGTGAATATTCCAACACCTATCACGATTGCATATTCGCGGAATATTCGATCTACAAAACACACTTGAATCCTAGGGGCGGGTCATGGACACAGAGTCCATGAGTAGCTTGGGCTTGGCGAACCCTTAATCCATAACTCAGCCTTT